CTAACAAGTTCTTCATACATATAATCAATATCATCTCCATTTTCCTTTTCTACTTGTTTAATCCATTCTTTAGCTTTATTTTCATCAGTAAGATTTAAAAATTTATTATATTTATCTAATGGTTCAATAAAGTCAGCCATAGAACCATCATTTTCAAGATGTTTAATCAATGCTTGAGTTTCTTTATTGTATTTTAAAACATCCGGTTCATAAACTTTTTTCGAATCTTCAATTTTTTCATTTACAGAACGAATAAATTCTTCTTCTGTTTTTTCATTTGTCTTATCATAGGATAAATTTAATTGTTCAGATATTTTATTGAACAATTCATTTCCCGGTACTAGTTTATCATCTGGTTTCTTATCCTCTTTCTTTTCAAATTTGAAAGGAGATTTATCATCCTTATCATCCTTATCGTCCTTATCGTCCTTATCGTCCTTATCGTCCTTATCATCCTTATCATCATCAGGTTTTTTGAATTTATCACTGTCCTTATCAGTCTCACCAAATACAAGACCACTATCTTCTTCAATTTTATTATCAATATCTTCTTGTTTAACAAAAGTTAAATCAGAAAAATTTTTTTTTTCTTCAGCCATAATAAATAGAGTTTTAAGTTTACAAAATTAATATATATATATGAAACACAAAATATTTTTTTAAGCAGGTTGTTTTTCAATTTCTAATTCAGATTTTTGTTGTTCTAAAATTCCTTTATTCGCAGTCTGAACATCATCTTTCCCTACATCTAATTTAGCCTTTAATGTTGCGACTTCCTTTTCTATTGTTCCCATGAGAATTTTCATTTCTTTATCATGGGCTTGTCTATCTTCCCTATCCTCACGAGCAAGTTGAACCTGTGTATCCATTTGTTGTTTACCAAGTTTTTCTTTGGATTCCATTTCTCTCTCTTTTATCTGCTGCATTTTATTCCATCCATTCTCTAACGTAGCAACATATCCTGAAAAAGTATCTTCAAGTTCAGCCTTAGCAACATCATGTGAAGCTAACTCACCAGAATTTATTTGTAAAGGAATAATTTCTCTTAATCGATCACGTATCTCATTTTCTTTTTTACCGTCAGACAAATAAAAAGCATAAGAATCTTTTGATAAATTTTTAGTTATTTTGAAGAATTTTTTTTCACTATCATCAAGATGTAATTCTTCACCGGTCCGATCATTAAGATAATAATCATTATTTTTTGTTTTCTCTCCAAGTTTAAGTAATTGATTTTCTATGTATCGGAAAATAAAATAAAATGGAGCATAGGTAATTGAATGAGAAGCTTCAATAGATGTTCGTATTCCTGTTGCTGTAGAAGAAGGGTCAGAAACACCTTGTCTGTATTCATTTATTCCTGTAATCTTATCTAAAGTATTCCAAATATCTTGTTTTAAACCAAGAAGAATCTCCAAACTCTGACTTGCTCCTAAATCAATTTCTTTCATTGCTGATGCTAAATCATTAAGATTACTATCAGAAACATTACCATCCTCTGAAGTATCATAATCATAAAATCCATCTTCCATTATCTGATGAAGAATCTTATTTATATCATTATTTTTCTTTGGCATCCATGCCCTATTGTAAGTAAATACCTTTCCTTTAATTTTACCTATCTCTCTATTTATTTGCATCATAATAATATTAAACATAATATCTAAATTATAACACATCTCTTGGATAGATACTCTTGTTCCATCAACAGTATTTAATAGCAATCCGGAATAATTATATTCAGCAGTCTTTTTTGTTCCTCCAGGTTTCATTATATGAAGTTCATTCTCTATTCTTTCATGTTTTTTATAAATATCTTTTCCTATTCTTGTAATAGTCCATATATCTTCCCTTTCTTCTTTTTCAATTTTATACCTTTCCTTATTAACATCATTTTTTATTTTATCTATATTCTCTTCATATTTATCTTCAGGAATATTGATACGATAAGGAACATCAGAACCTTTTCTTTTACTTATCTTAGTATATAACTTTTTTAATTTTTTAAATTCTATGATATATACAGGAATAGCTGTTTGGTCATAAAATGTTTTATAAGTATTGTTAGGGAAATGTGTAGATGGATCAGAACAATAATCTGATAAGTTTTGTTTTTCTGAAGATAATAAATTAAAATCTCTAAGAATTTCATGCTGAAACATATATCTTACCTCACCAATATATGGAGTTCTTTCAAGATAAGTATCTCCCTCCAATTCTTCATATAAAGCATTTATAGGACTTATTGCTCTATAAGTGTCCCTTCCGTTAGCATCTCTTTCTACCTTACCAAAACATTCTGAAATAATAGTTATATTAACAGCATCTTGGTAAAATTTATCTTTTAACCGTAATGTTTTTATTTTTCCATGAATAAGATGCTGCATAGAAATTTCATTTTCTGTCTTGGTATTAAGAGTTTTTTTTATTTTTTCTAAATCTTTTGGATCAGGAATATTAACATCGGCATATAAATTTAATCCTTGACTTCTCAGTTGTTCAATCTCATTTTTAGCAAGGATAATACCTAAATTCTGCATGTAATTATCATACTTCTTATTTACAGCTTCTCTATTTACGGTTGATACATTACTGTTAAGATTTAATTTAAGAAATTCTCCTAACATCAAATCAATTTTTACTTTAGAAGCTTTGTAGTCAATATATTTTATTTTGGATTTTTGTCCGTAGGGTTCGGTAAGATATGCAAAATTCTTGTTTTCAACTATTCCATTGTAGGTATCATAAAGTTTCTTAAAATTTTTTCTTCTATTATTATTAGATTCAAAATTTTTTGTTGCTCTGTTAATTATTTCTTTAGCATTTTTTAATGACGTATTTTTAACATCACCGATTATTTCCTTCATTTTTTCTTTTTTTAATTTAACAAAAATAGTTTAAAAAAAAGTCAAAACCAAATTATTTAGGATATTCTTTCATTTGTGGTCTAAACAACTTCTGTGTTTCAGAAAGATAAGATGCTCCTATATCACTTCTTATTATATTTCCACTGCTATCTGGAGCCCATGAAATTACATCTGAAGAAATTTTTAATTCTTCATCCCTAAGACGTGGATATTTTTTTTTCATATCTACTATTCTCATTAAAGCAAGTCCATAAGCATCTGTACTATCCCAATCAGTTCCGATATTATCTTCATCATAAGCCAACATATCCTTTAACATTTCTTTATAAACTATCAAATGAGCATCATCTTCTACTGCTGTTTGAACTAACGATATCATCCTTGGTTTAGAATAAGAACTCATTTTTGCTCCATAATCATGCATCATTTTTCCTTCTGGGGCATCAAAAGATTTTGGTCTTGGAGATAAATATCTTTTACCATTATTTTCTTTATAATATTTAATTACCATATCTGATTCTGCAGAAATCATTGTATTATTTTTTAAATTATATAATACAGAAATCATTAATGATACTTCAAAAAATATTTCTTTTCTGCTTGGTCTTCTATAATAAAGACAGATAGGAACATTTCCTTTTAAATCATCAGTAGCATTAGGTAACATCTTACCTCTCCTTACCACAACGGTACAGCCGAGAGAATTAGTAGTTTGTGTTTTATCTTCATTATATCCATCAATTCCTCCTATGTCAAGATTTTTATATTCCGGTCTAGGCATTTTAAAAATCTTAACACAGTAATCCATTTGTTTTTCATTCAATTTAAAAAAGTCAGAAATAACTTCTGTTTCTACAGCAAGAGGAAGAGTAATTTCTCCTTCTTTATTTTTTTTCCATTTTAATTTATAATATCTCCATTTGGATTCCTCTCCTGTAATATTATATAATGTATTATATAGAATTTCTGAATTAAAATGATTAGTTCCGGAAGAAGTAAATACATCTTGAACTGTTCTCGGGTAAGATTGTCTATGTTTAATAAAATCAGTTTTATTTTTTGCTTTCTTTTTTATCGCTTCTTCTTTATCTAATGATTCTCCTGCAGCAATTAAATCTTCACATCCTAATAATGATATGTTCTTTTTATTTTTATATTTCTCATCAAGATAAGGAGTTATACTTTTTTTTCCTATTCTTTTAACAAATGGTGCATGAAATCTTTCTCCTGGAATAAAGAATTTTACAAGTTTAAGATTATCAGCATTATTCCACATATCTTCAAATACTCTTCCTGCTTTAGCCATGCGACCTCCTGTTCCATATATCCATGACTTTCCTATTATATCCTCTCCATCTTTTAATGCCGGTAGAATAGAAAAAAATGCTTTCTTAGCCAATCCAAACTGTCCTGTCTCTTCTGAAATATAATCATTATAATATTCTCCTTCTAACTTTGCATAATCATTAAGCATAGTTCTGAAAAGAATATTTCCATGAACAATTTTTTCTTTACCATAATCAGTTTTTTCTTCATATCCTAAAATAAACTGTTCATTACTTTTATTCAAATAATTTAACTTAAATTCATCAACAGTGTTATTATATGAACTATAAAGTTTCTGTCTGAAAGTATTTAGATAAGTATCCAGTCCTGAACCAATACCTGCCTGATAATTTGGGATAAATCTAAAACCGTAATTTATTATTTGTGTTCCAAAATATGTTAATCCAGCACGTCTTTTCTTTGGGAAAATTGCTCCTGTTACGGATGTATCTTTTCTAATATCTTCTTCTAATTGCCAAAGCTGCTGATGTAAATCACAAAAATAAGGATATTCAAAATCTGTCCCTACACCTTTTATTAATACAAAATTTAAAAAATGATAATATTTTGGAGGGATATATAAACCACCGGTAGTATATCCATTATAACATCTATATACCTGCTCTTCCCAAAATTCATTATAGAAAGGAGTATCTACACAATTAGGATTGATAGCTGAGTTTGCTGCATAAGGAATTTTTCCTGCTACAGGACTTGGATCAAAACCTTTGATTTTTATTATTGGAAATGATAATGGTTTAATTGCTTCTACACTCATAATCTATTCTTTATTTCATATAATCTTTTGCTTCTTTTCATTTTTTCTATCCATGAAAGTTTTCTATTTCCTATAATATCAATCTTTTCTTCTTCTGTATCTAATTCTTCTTGGTTTTTATCAATTCTTTTTTGTAATATATTAATTGAAGCATCAAGGTCAGCAAGTTCTTTAGATTTAAGAATAGCAGGATCGGTAAGTTTATCATTAAGAATTTGTATTTTTGTTTTACAGGCATCTATTGTCTCTCTTCTCTCATCATATATTATTGACTTATATGCTTCAATCCCTACTTTAACAGCTTCACGTTGCTCTATATGAACTGTTTTTTCACCGAATAATTTCTTTAAAGCAATATCCTTCCGTTCATTCTTTGGTCGTCTATACCATGGACTAAATACGTAATCATAGACTATGATAATATATTCAAATTCTTTATCACTTAAATAATTAAGTTCCGGACATAATGATAATGCATCTCGTGTCGGTATGATGGATTTTGTCTTTTTATCTATTTTGAATATTCCTGGCATTTTCTAATTCTTTTATTCTGTTTCGTAACTCTTTAGCTTTTTGTAAAAAAAAAAGAGCCTGTTTGTTACACGAGGCCCTTTTAAAATTAATTTCCATTTGGTTTAATTTCTGTTTTAAAATATCTATGTCAGTATTACCTTTCATTAAAACATATTAAAATAATCATATTATTTCAATTTTTTAATTCTTGCATTTAAGCATTGTAAATAAGTTACCATTACACTTAATTGAAGAGACAGCATTGTTGTTTGAAACTCATCAATTTCTAAAAACTTTTTACTCATTATAAAGTTTTCTAACGTTTTAACTTTTTCATTTAGCTGTAATTGCTCTTCTAATAATCTATTTTTAAAATCATTCATTTTATATATTTTTTTAAATTTTAATTAATCAATAGTATCTTTTTCTTTTTTAGCATAAGCCATTTCTTTGACAGGAGGCATAGCAGTACTATCACCAACATTAGCAGCTTTTGAGAGTTCTAATTCTTTATTTTCAATACCATCAGTTACCTCAGTGTTATTCAATATAGTAAATTTGCCTGTCTGTTCCAATTTATCAATCATCTTCTGTTCTCTTTCTTTTTCAGACATAGTACTAATAACATCTTTAGCCTCATCATCTTTAGCAAATTGTAATAAAAACTGTTTTGGTTTTTGCATTTCCAACTTATCCAAATGACTCATCACTAATTCTTTGACAAGAGTTATCTTCTCATATAAATCTTCATAATAAGGATATTCTGTTTCCTCTCCTACCATAATAGAAGACAAACCAAATACTTTATTATCATAAGATTCAATCTTACCAGTAATAATATAACCATTCATAGCTTCAGATATTCCTGTTATGGAAGTACTATTCATAATATGTTTATTATCTTTTGTTTTTTCCGGTTTCTTTATGTGTAGAGTAAGAGTAAGAAAATGTTCTTTCAAACAATTAATTTCCTTTTTTAAATTATCCGGAACAGGAGAAGGTGGTTCCTTTGTTACAGGAATAGAAACAATTATTCCTTTTTTTGTCTGATGTTCCAGATAACTAATATTTATTCCTTTAAATCCATCATTGATAAGTTTAAACTTGACAAATTTTGTTTTTTCCATAATTTTTTTTATTTTTTAGTTAATAATAAATTTAAAAAAGTTTTTAATGTTTCTGTTAGAAAATCCATATTTTTATTTACAGGAATTGTAATCTTTAATCGTGGATACATATCTGGAATATTTTCAACAACCTCAACTTTAAACATATCTTTGAATTCCATTCCATCAATTTCAACATTTTCTTTAATGTTAAGATATTTTTCAACTGCTTTTTCTATTGGATATTTATTCCTTACTGATACTCTTTCAGGAATGTCTGTTTTATTTTGTTTTTTTACCATAAAAAATTTTAATTTAATTGAAAATTAGTAACTTCAAGAGATGATTTGTCTCTGAAACACATATGCATATCATATGCTTTTTGATAAACATCAAAATAATATTTTACTTCTTTAATATTATTTTTATGCATGGATGTCATTATCACAATATAATTACAACTTCTTTGCTGTGAATTATCTTTTTCTTTTCTTTCAATATATTTCTTTATATCACTTATATGATACTCTAAAGTGCTTTTACTTATCTTTACTCTTAAAGCACTAAATTTTTTAGCTAATTCTTCTTCTTTTGTTTTTATATTTATCATTTTGCAAATATACATAAGTTTTTTTATTAAACAAATTTTTCTGTTATTAAATTTAGAAACACCGGAGAAAATTAATCCTCCGATGTCTCATAGTCTAACTAAAACTACTTTATTAAACAGTTACAGGTCAGAAAAGCAATAGATACATTAATAGCATTCTTTAATGATACTTCAATAACCTTATAAGGATCTATTACTCCACCATTAAACATATTAATAATCTTACAATTATAACTATCATAACCGTAAGATAATTTATTGGATATTTCTTTATATGTTTTTTCATGATCAACTCCTGTTGATGACATTATCTTTTTGAAAATTATTTTTGATGATTCTTTTACTAAATTATATCCTTTAATATAATCACTACTAAATCCAGCAGTTTTTAATTCAACGAATTTTGCAGCACGATATAATGTTATTCCTCCACCTGGAACAATCCCGGACTTAATAGCTACGCTAACAGCATTAATAGCATCTTCTATCCTATCCCTTCTTTGCTTTATAAGAAATTCAGATTCTCCACTTACATATATAACAGCTACATTTCCTTGAAGATGAGAAATACGCATTTCTAATCCTTCTCTTTCAAAATCATTTTCTTTTTGCTTAATTATTGTTTTTAATTCATCAATTCTTTGTTCAACTCTTTCTTTATTATTTTTTGAACTAATAAAAAGACTACCAAAATTATTAATAACTACCTTACTACATTTACCTAAATATTCTTCTATTACCTGATCTGGTTTGTGCCCTAATTCACTACTTAATAATTTTCCATTAGTAGAGATAGCAATATCTTCCATTAATGCTTTTCTTCCAACACCATAAGAAGGAGCCTTAACAACACACATAGAAAGTCCATTAACAGACAAAGTTAATAAATATGATATAATATCATCTTCTAACTTATCTGTTACTATAACAAGCGGTTTCTTTTCTGTATCAATAATTTTTATTAATTTATATAATTCAGAAACATTTTTTATTTTTCCATCATAAAGAAAAACTAAACAATCTTCAAAAACAATACGTTCTTTTTTAGTATCATTTATAAAATAATTGCTCATATATCCTTTATCAATAAAATAACCATTTTTCTTTTCGTAATTTAGTTCTTTATTAACATTACTTATTCGAACATCTAATTTTACATCTCTATTCATATCACTATATATTAACTGTAATATTTTTTTTAGTTCTTTATCTCTATTACTGGAAACATAAGCAATATCACATATTTCTTTTATCCCTTTTAAATCTTTTTTTATATTACTATTAATATAATCAATAATGTTTTGTTGTGCTTTTTCCATCCCTTTAACGAAATCCCATACATTAGTGATATTATCAATTATTTCATTTCCTCTGTTCATCATTTCATTTCCGAGTAACACAACAGAAGTAGTTCCGTCCCCTACTTCTTTATTTGTTTTTCCTGCAGCTTCCTTTAATAATTGACTACCACAGTTCTTTGCATAATCATCAAAGAAAATATTATGAGCTACAGTAACACCATCTTTTGTAAGGATAGGAATAGAATTTTTATCCTTTCTGTTTATTAATACATTTTTTCCGTTTGGTCCTAATGTAACTCCTACAGCTTTAGATAGCTCGTTTATTCCAACGAACATTTCATTTCTCATTTCTTTTCCGAAGAGTAATTCATTTTGTTTTTCCATAATTTAGTTAGTGTTAAATTAAAAAAATACTATTTCTTGAACATGGAATAATATTAATATTACTATTTTTATTATTATCAATAGTACTGAATTTTTTTATATTTAAATTATTATCAGATACAGTTAAATAAAATAATTTTGTTCCTATTCTAATTTTTAAAATTTCAATTTTTTTATAGGTCACATCTATTTCTGATTTTATTTCCATAGTTTAGTTAGTGTTATATTTGTTAATAAATTATTCTTCCCAAACATTTTTTCCAAATCCTTTGAAAATTTTATCCTCTTTTTTTTCTTTTCTAGGATAAAATAATAACTGCTGTAATGTATTTCGTAATGTTTCAATGATATTTTTTAACTTTTCTTGTTCTTGCCACATTTTTTGTATTTGTTTAGAGTCATTCATTTTAGTTTTTACATCACTTTCAAGCCAATTAAATAAATAATGCCTATTATATTCTGCAAATATTCTCCACATATTTAATTCTTCATCTTTTGTTATCTCTTCTTTAAAAGAACCTAATGAAAAATCTATTGTAGTAGCAATTTCATCTTTTAATGAACAATAAGTATATTTTGTACCATCTCTTGCTCCATCATTAACTATTCGACTAACCAACATTGGTTGATGAGCAGGAATAATCATTCTTATTTCTAATGAAGTAAATGTAATAGTATGATCTTCATTAAACATAAAATATTTTTTTTTCATAATATATTTTTTAAATTAATAATTACTTACCCAAAGGTCTGATAATAATCTCTACCATCTCCTCACACCTCCGATGAACCTTCTTCTGCTCAAGTCGGAAATAACGTATAACTTCCGGACCATCATCACCCAAAATACCTAACCCTACCAAAGCATCCCCTACACACTTAAAACTCGCTCCCATATTATCCCAATCCATAAACCTACAACAATACCTCACATAATCAATACTTACAGTTCCTTTATAAATACATTTAACCTGACTACGAAAAATATTCATATATTTTAACTTCCGCTTCTTCCTATTAGTCCAATGCTCCCTCAATAACCCATCAGACCCATTCATCCCAGGAACTAATTTATTCAATATAAAAATACTCTCCTTAGATAATTCTTCCTTAAATTCACTGCTTATATTTCCACTCTTTATCTCTCCACCGGAAATAACCAATTCTCCACTCTTTACTTTTCGTTTATACTCATCTATGTGCATAATATTAAATTTATTAAACAATCCGAAAACAAAATAACTACAAGACAAACAATACAACACAATACCTCTATAAATATACACCATACAATACTACAAAAATAATAATACTTTTTGACGTTGCCAAATATAATAACCGAAAAAAATAAAATTTTTTATTATTTTTGAGAAAATAGTTGAGGTCGGTACCATCAATAGAGTTTTTCGTTTTATCATTTGGGGTAGGGGGGGCATGTTTTCGTTGCTGTTGTATGGTATCTGTAATGTTTTTGTTTTATGATATGTTTTATGTATCTTTATGGTATGGTATCTGTATCGTTAGGGTAGGGATAGTGAGGCGTGGTGTGCGTGTGATAGTTATTTATATATTAAATTATTTATTCATTAAAACTTATTGTTATGAGTATAGCCTTACAGTGTTCTATTTTTGTTGTTATCCTCATTGTCTATGTCAAGTATGTGGTGTTACCACAGATTGATAAGGATGAGGAGACTGAAAAGTATTATGAAGACAGTTATTGACTGTTAAATATTTCCCTCTACTCTTATGGATGATAGCCCATAAAGAGGTGGCTTTATTATCGGTTCGAATCCGATTAGAGGGACTATTTATTCATTAAAACAGGAGGTATATTATGGTATCAATTTATGTATTTGGTCAAGGCACAGTTAAGGTTGAACGTAATGAAGCAGTTCGTTTGTTCAATGCAGGTAGTAATCTTTATGATGAAGGGAA